AGCCAGCAGTATCCATCTCCATATGACCAGCATCGGTAAACTTTTTGAAGAAAGACATGGTCTCATGGTTTTGAAAAGGTACAAAACCTTCGCCACAATGTGATAGCACACGGTTATCTGAGTCACGCACTATAAGGTAGTCGTCTTGAGCACGAAGCATTTTTGCTTCACCTCGTGGGTCATTTAAGTCCCATGTATTTGGTTTGTCCGCATAGTAAACAGGACGTTTGCTAACTGTCCAATCAAGACCAGCGGCTTTGAGCATCTCCTCTGGTGTAAGTTTGTGCTCAACTTTTTTACCTAGACCATGCCAAGGAACTTCTCCTGCATAAGCCATTGTTTCTACTTGGTGTGCCATATTGTTCTCCTTTCTAAAAAACTAGGCATTAATAGCTACGTCAACCGTAGGTAAATTATTATAGTCAGACAAAGGTATGTCAAGTACACAAACATCGCCTTTGTCATTGTAAGCTATATGGCAACGCATCTCAACATCATTGTGTAATAACTGCTCAATAATAGGGTATTTACAATTATCGGGAAGTTTACTAACAAATCTAGCCTTGAGGGTACGGTTAGCATTGCGCTGAATAGCTCTGTTGTTTAACTTTATAATAAAGTCTCTTGTTAAGTATTTTACTGTTTCCATGTGTGCTCCTTCTATAGCAATTTACTTATATTAAATTATGCCTGTAGATACGCACCAAGTATAATAAAATATACTCATAGCGACCAACTAAGCAGGGATCTGATATCCTCTACTAAACATTGGGTGTATTAGATGTAAGTTTTCTAATGCTCTCGTTAAACCAACATAAAACACACGAGCTTCATCAAAATGCTCGTTATCAAACTTGCGCCACATAGAGTATGATCTACGCATGGTATCTGTTAGCATCATAACATTTGTTGCCTGTGCTCCTTTTGCAGAATGTATTGTAGATATCCGTATACGTGGCTCTTTTGTAAGTGATTCACCTTTACGCAGACAAGCCTTAATATACCTTTTATCACTATCAGATATCTTACCCAACCCTTCATCCCATGGAAGATTATGAAGTAACCCATGAAAATCTTGTAGATCTTGTAACGAATATCTTTGGTCAATCTGCCCTTTACCAAAAGTTTTATGACCATACTCTACTTGAGTGCCAATAAGCATCTGGCTATATATAGTACGCACTTGTTCTACGTTCATAGACTGTCCGTTACGTAAATTTTCCCACAGCCTTACAGCTTCTAACACTTTACCATCTATAGATTTACTGCCATTATAAGTATAAAGGTGTCCCCTTCGGCGAACTTCTTCTTCTATTTGCCTAGCACCTCTTGTTGTTCTACTCAGTAGAAGCCAATCGCTTTGGGACATATCAACTTCTTCGGAGTGTCTATGCCAGAAAACACCCCCTTTATCCTGCCTTGGATTGAATTGTTTGGCTCTACGGTTAACGACTCTTTGAATAACTTTCTCACTAAGTGCATGGTGATCGGAGGGAATCCTGTAACTTTGGTCGAGAACGGTAACGGAACCACTGAGCCCTATGAAGTAGTCTACATCTGCTCCCGCATAACGGAAAATGGCTTGGTCGTCATCTCCAGCTACAAACATCTCCTTGGAATTAGCTTGTAATTGATGCACCATAGACCATTGTAAAGGGGATAAATCTTGTGCTTCATCTATAAAAACAACCTCTAGTTTTGGAGCTAACTGTCTATAACAGAACTGCTCTAACATATCTGTATAATCAAATAGGTTGTAGTGTTCTTTCCATGCTTTTAGACCACGATCAACATAATCAACCCTAGCCCAATCCGTTTTAAGTGGAACAGTAGAAGCATTATATACAGACCTTAAAGGTTGTTGCTGGATACGTGCTATATTTATAATTTCTAAAAACTTATCCCCATATCCAAAATCTTTATACGGACCTTGATCACTCATCGCATTACCAAAAAATCCACCTATCTTTAACCACTCACCTACTTCACTAAATTTATCAGATGTCATAATCTGTGAAGTATTCACACCCATCTGCATAAAAGCTAAACTGTGAAGAGTACGGAAAAAAGGCAAGTCTTTCTTGTGCAATCTAAACTTATAAATAGCTCGATTCATAGCTTCTTCAGCCGCTCTGCGTGTAAATCCAAAATAGCCTATACGATCTGGTGGCACACCTTTCTGCATATATTCTTCAGCTTTATTTAGCAAAAAGGTAGTTTTGCCTGTTCCAGGAGGACCTATTATTATATTCATTTTTTCTTAGGTCGACCTCTAGGTTTTTTAGCTGTGGTAGAAGAAGCACCTTGTACTTGTACAGATACAGAACCTTTTGGCTGTATCCAAGGAAATATTTTACTTAATAAATTTCTAAATATCATAGTATGTTATCCTCCATAGGCATATCAGGTAAAGCTAAAGGCTCATCATTTGTTGCAAAGTAGTCTTGTGGTAATGACCATACATGTATGCCTTTACCTTTTACTCTCCAAAACATTTTTTCAGCCTCCAATCCCTGTAATCTTAAGGTTATTTTATTAGAAGTGTAGTGATTAAAGTCATTTACAGACAAATGTTTCTTTATATCCTTTACCTGAAAATAAACTTTACTTTCTGCCCAAACAGCAACTCCTTGTAGTATATCCTCACGATCTGTACCCTTTGCTCTGTCTGTGCAAAACTGTGATAATAAATCTTCAAACTCTCCTTTTATTGTAGCATCTGGTGGCACTTCAACAATAGTTAAGTTATCCAGTAATAGTTGTATTCTAGTCTGCCATGCTCTTTGACTAACGGCAATAGGCAGTTTATTGATTTGAGCCACACAGTCTTTTTGAAAACGTGTTTGACTAATCAACCCATCAGTGCTTAACTCAACACGTTGACCATCAACATCAAGTATCCATATCGGTGGGTCACCATCTATTTTTGTTAAGCTAGACATCTGATTTTGTACTCCAGCTGGACCAACACCATACTTACGAGTTATGCATATATCCTTATTACAAAAAGGTTTGACAGGTTGATCTTCACATTTGTAGTGATAATCTTTTCGTTGTAACTGTTTTATTACAGCACCGACTTCATTATGACTCAAAGGTGGGTGTAAATAATCTACATTGTAGCGTTGAACTAAAGCTTCCCAATTATCTCCATCAAACATACGAGCATAGACACCTAGATTAAATAACGCATTATTACGTGACCCTTCACCAAAACCTTGCTCACAAAGTGCATTCAAACAAGGAGGACCATCTTTTAACTTTGGTTCTGGTTTTGATATTGTAAAATCTCTAAAACTATCTGGACCAATACGAAACCTATGTGCCTGTTGCACAAACTCCTCTGGTGTCATAATTTCGCCACTAAAATTATAAACAGATCGAGTGCTTAAATCACCTTTAAAATAGGGCATGTTCAAACCATTACCTGTATCACCTCTGTCTACAAGAATAGTTGATTGTTTAGGGAATATTTCCCCCTCTGCATGTCCTAATGAAGCCGCTAACTCTGTAAGTTTAGATTGTACAAATCCTGCTTTTATAGGGTCAGTAAAGAAAAAGTATATATGTGCTCCCCCTGATTTACTCCTACCAACCCATCCAGGAATCTTAGCTCCTTTTAATTTCTTTACTAAAACTTGGTGGTCAACTTCATAATTATCAATGTCTATCGCACCCCACGTACACATATTATCATCACGTATTGGTATAATACCTAAACCCTGTTTCCCATCTAAGTGTTGTTGCCATAATTCCACAGTAGGAGGCTGTTTAATTATTTTATAGACACCTAATTTTTTACCATCGGCACGTTGCTCATCAGGATTAAATATCCCATGTGCTCGTTTGTTGCCTTCAAATAATTTTAAAAAATTTTCTGCTAATTCCATCATAAACTCCAAGAGGTAGAACGGTGTACATTTGAGCGCAAATGTACACCGTTCCGCAACGGTAGGCGATCAACTCCTACTGTTGTTAGAATGGCGAGTCGTCATCAGCCTGTTTTTGTGGAGTTTCAGGTGTTTCTTTTACCTCTACTTCTCCAGCTTTTACAGACTTTGCAAACTCTACTGCCATATCAAAAAGGTCACGTTCTTGACTAAGGTCAAGCATACCTACCTTATGTATATCCCAACCAAACCAAGAACCTTTATCATTAGATTCTGCTACTGTTGTTAGTTGGTATTTATGTGACATCATAGGTAAAACGAAAGTACCGTTTTTACCTACTGACGTAAGTGAGTTCATTTGCGTTACCCACTTACGAGCTTTACGTAATTGTGTACTACTCATTGTAATTAAACAACGCTGAGGACCATCTTCATCAATTAGTATTACAAAAAACTGAGCCGTGTTTGTGAGTAGATTACCACTTGGTAGCACATCTTCACCACGTTCATTTTTAGTAGTAGTTTGAGTTATGGGGTCATCAGGGTGGAAGCTACCAAAATATCCACCACCTTTTTCCCTAGGAGCCCACTCCACAAACCTACGATTATAGTAACAAGGTACTACAAGCACACCTTGTTCACCGTCATACACTTTGTTAGAAACAGTATTAAATACCATTCCTGCCTCTGCTCCTTCAACGTAAGCACCCTCACGTTTATTAACTTGTGGACTTAGCTGTGCAAGTATTCTAAGGAAAGGCACAGCCATATCATCTGTACGTGTTTCCTCAAACCCTAGCGAACCAAACTCCTCAAAGCTATTTAGTGCAACATTTGTAGCACTCTTTTTAGTTACTTCATTTGCCATTTTTAGCTCCTTGTTACTTTAGCTTTCTGCCCCACGAATATGCCAAGCAAGTCGTACGGTAGGTTTTCACCTTTTTCTACTTGCTCTTTAACAAAAGACTTGAGTGTCATGGGTTCAACCCACGTCTTTGTTTGTGTTGCCATACCACGCTGATCAAGCTCGGCAAGCAAGTCTTTAGCAAGGTTATCCTCGCCACGACCAAAAGCCGCAGTCACATGGTTTTTTATTAATGAACCATGCCCCTGTTCGGTAAGCCATTTAAAAGCTTCATCCTGTTTAGCTTTTGGTATACTCGCACTATAAAACGGTGATACGTTTATTTTAGAACCATCATCCATTTTAAGTTCAGCAACACCATATTCATCCATAGCGGCAGGAAGTAAATCCTCAGCTACTTTACGATGCTCTTGTTTTGCATCCTTGAGCTCTTGTTCAAGGTCAGCTATACGTTGTTCTAACGTAAGTTGCTGTTTGCATAGGTTACTGATAGTGCTTATACCTGATTTATCTAGGCTAGTCAGGTCACTAGCCACACTTTCAAAGTCCTGCATTACAGACTCCTCCTATGGTATAAATCAACCGTTAGTGGATAATACTTGCCTTCCAGCCTGTCCCACTTTAACACTTTGAACTTACCATTATTACATTTAGCCGCCTGAGCACAGGCTATGCCTATGCATACAGGATCACCTGATAATAATAAAAAGTCATTGTCATTAAACTTTCGCAAACCTTTTTCAATCCTACGCACTGTCGGTTGTGTACTAAATGCTACTTGCTCTTTTGCAGGAACAAGTATTTGCAAATCGCCAAAGGCAACTGCATCAGTGATATCTCTACCACGCACTTCTTGTGTTATGTAGACTGTCACGGCTTTCTACTCCGTTACTTTCTATGTAGGCAGGATTGCCTACCAAAATATTATGCACTTTTATATATAGTAATAAAACAAAAAAGTTATCTAAGTAATCCATCAGATATTATAATATACGATATCTAGTATCTTTGACTGGCCTCGCGAGATTATACAGGACTAAAAAAGTTTAGGTGATATTTTGTTTTGGGTGTATTATAAGTAACCAGTCAGAAAGTGGTGAGATGCGTTATAAATTTAAACACAAGCCATATGAGCATCAGCTTGATGCGCTTACTAAATCTTGGAATACATCAGAGTTTGCATACTTTATGGATATGGGTACAGGCAAATCAAAAGTATTAATTGATAACATGTGCATATTATATGACCGTGGAGAAATTACTGGTGCATTAGTTGTCGCACCAAAAGGTGTGTATAGAAACTGGGAACGTGGTGAGTTACCAAATCATTTACCGAAACATGTAATCGCTGACATTGTTTTGTGGAATCCTAACCAAACTAAAAAACAACTAGAAGAACAACGTAAATTATTTTTCCCTGATGATAATTTAAAAATATTTATTATGAACGTAGAAGCATTGAGCACTAAAAAAGGTGCTACTATAGCAGAAAAATTTTTGATAGCTCACGATGCTCTCATGGCTATAGATGAAAGCACTACTATAAAAAATAAAGATGCAAAACGTACAAAAACGGTGGTTTCTCTAGGAAAACACGCTAAGTACAGGCGTATACTTACAGGCTCTCCAGTAACAAAAAGCCCTCTGGACTTGTATTCACAGTGTGAGTTTCTTGATCCGTGGTTATTAGGTCATAGTAGTTTCTTTAGTTTCCAGCATGAGTATGCAGTAGTACAACGTAGAACTATGGGAGCGCATAGTTTTAATCAAGTGGTAGGCTACAGGAATTTACAAAAATTAAACTCGTTATTAGAAAAATTTAGTTTCAGAGTTAAAAAAGAAGATTGTTTGGATTTACCAGATAAAGTGTATGTAAAACGTAGTGTAGAACTCACAAAAGAACAAAGGTCTGTATATGATAGTTTAAAAAGTTTTGCACTTGCCATGATGAAAGAAGGTAATGTTACTACTGATACTATACTTACTCAACTGTTACGTATGCAACAAGTTTGCTCTGGACATGTAAAAACTGACGATGGTGTTATGAAAATATTTGATTCAGCAAAACTACCTGAGCTTATGTCCATACTAGAAGAGACAGATGGTAAAGTAATAATTTGGGCTACATTTACACATGATATTATCTCTATACAAAAAGCAATAGCTGATAAGTATGGTGAAAATACTGTGGCTACTTACTATGGTGAGACAGAAAGTAACCAACGGCAGGAGATCGTAAATATTTTCCAAAACCCAGACAGTCCACTAAATTATTTTGTTGGACAACCAAGAACAGGTGGGTATGGTTTAACTCTTACACAAGCTAAGACTGTTATATATTATAGCAATAATTTTGATTTAGAAGTTAGATTACAAAGCGAGGATAGAGCACATCGTATAGGTCAAACTAGTAAAGTAACTTATATAGATATTATAGCTGAGAACACTACAGATGAACGTGTATTAAAAGCACTACGTAATAAGATTAATATAGCAAGTCAGGTATTAGCGGAAGATTTTAGGGATTGGATTATTTAAAACTTACTCCTATTATACCAAAGATAGAATAAAAATATGAAAAACCCACATACTGTAAGTATCAAAAATATTATACTTACTATTTCTATAAAATGTCTTCTTGCTTCTCGTTGAGCGTATAATGTTTCTTTTCTTTGTTTACGAATATCTGCTTCCATGCGTAACAATTCTTGCCAAGCATTTGGACCACACATCGCACTAATTAATTTACGTAACTCATCACGTTGATTTTCTAATTGTTTCTTTTGCGTAAATAGCTCAATCGCTTCTTCTTCAACACTTTTAGCATTAAATATCTTTTTAAATATTGGTGGGTTTTTTGCTTCATGGTGAGCACGATCTATATCTGATACCGCCGACATCCACCGTGATAAATCCTTACCCATGCTTTCAATATCACGACCTATTGATACACCTTTTTTTAGTGCAGAAAAAGCCGCTCCAGCAATCGCCATTGCTGATACTGGATCAACCATTTAGGTAACTGCTCTCATGCGTTGTTCAAGACGTTGCGCTCTGTTTGGAACTTGATTATACCATCTTGAATCAACCATTTGATCTGCGGCCTCTTGCCAGTTTCGATTATTGATAGCCGCTATAAATTTTTTAAATTTACTAAATCTTGGTCTTCCTAAATTAAACATCATATTTGCTATGATTAATTGGACTTCATCGGGCAATGCTTGAAGAGCGGGGAATATGACCTCACAGTCTTTGAGCACCACGTCGATGTCGCGAGTGAAGCATTCTGATACTCTATCTTTTGAGACCACTGTTCCAACAGGTTGTCCATGCTCTTGATCATCATCACGTATAAGATGACCAATACCAAAAGTGGGATAACCCAAATGATCCAAGTATATTTCATACTTGCAACCCTCGTCTAGTTCTAGCTCTGCTTGTAATTTTTTTATATTCATTATGTTAATGCCATTATTCCTGATCTGTTTCTATTTGCGATAGCACTACCTATATCATCACGTGGGAACAATGAATCGTAATTTGTTCCTGATCGAGTGGGAGTAGATGCCAAAGGTAGCGGAGGTATGTTTAATCCAGCTGTTTGTGTAGGTAAGGTGGGGGGCTGTGGTGTAACTGAATC